CTTTTCTTGTAATAGGTGAAAGAGCATTTTCTGAGGTCTCCATCCTCGGAGGTGGTGACGACATTGTTATTGCTTCGCCCGTCCAGCTCACAGTTAAAGACACTATGTTGTCGCTAGGCTTTAACTGTAAAGAGCGATTGGTGAATAAATACTCTGTGGAGTTTTATAGCTCCATGTTCCTTCCTTCTGCCTCAGGTTATGTGCTGACACCTTTGTTAGGGAAAACCCTAGCATGCATGTGCGTCTCATTGGAGAAACAGAGGGATCCTATGGCTTGGTTAAAAGGTGTCTGTCTAGGGTTGTTAAAACAATTCAATCATGTTCCATTTATGGTTGAGTATTTACACCATCTATGTGATGCCATAGGTGATCGAACCGCTGTTCCGTATGTTACGTACATCCATGCTAGAGCTGCTGAGCCTTCTATGGATATTTACGAGTACCTAAACGCTAGGTATGACGTCGACACTCTGTATTGGTCCCAGCTTAGGGATGTTTTATGTTCTTTGTCCTTAGAATCAGAGGTTCAAGGGACTATATTCACCCCCCTTTTCTAACATCTAATTTATTAACGGCCGCTGAAAAATGGATAAAGTTGAAACTGCGTTGAGGTACATATTTCCAGAGCAATACTGGGGTGCCAAGTTTGCAAAAGCATATTTAATGCCTAGCAGCGCCTCCGAACTATCACAAGTAGTAGGAGCCGTAGCCCAACTTGGTAATAAAAATCCCTGGCCTTTACTTGGTTATACAACTTCGAAGTTGACTAAGCGTGTAACTAATGGGACACCGCTCGTAGTTCCGGCTAAGAGCGTTCCCAAGTCTTCTGATTACGGATTAAAGAAGACGGGTCCTGTGAAAGTCAGACCCAAGGTTTCCGTTGCCAATGATGATCGCCTCGTCGATCAATTTCTTGAGAGGTCAATGCGTCGGGAGACGCGCAGGACATCAAGGAAGAGAAGCCCAAACCCGAGGTCGGGTTTAAATGCGCTCCTTTGGTAAATCATAGCAGTGGCTTGCGAAAATGCCTAAGAAAAATAGTAACAGTAAGAAAATTGTCGTCTCTCGCGCTCCTGCTGCGATCGGGACTAGTATCACTGGTCAAGTGCGCTCTATTAATGGTGGGCGTACTGTGCGCGTGTCTCATCGCGAGTACATTGGCGCTCTCACAACCACAGGCGCAGCTCTTGAGGGAGTTAATTATTACCCTTTAAATCCTGGCGATCATACAACCTTTCCATGGTTGGCTGGTATAGCTAGGAGATTCTCACGCTTTAGGTTCATTAAAGCTAGAGCCGCTTTTGTGTCTGAACAAGCATCTACAGCTACTGGTATTATTTTGTTGTCCTACTCTGGTGACGGTGGTGACATTCTGAATGCCCCTAATACCAAAACTGAGATGCTTGAATATGGCGATTCACTACGTTGTGCCCCTTGGCAAAACGCTGTTATGGATCTGCATATTTCTGGCCAGACCAAAAACATTAAGATGGGTAATAACTACAACGCTATTGTGTCATCGTCATCGGCGTTTGCCACAGCAGCGGGTGCAAATGGCTTACAAGACATTCGAGCCATATCAGACGGTGTCTTGTTCGCCACAGCTTCCAACGTAGCTAACGGTTTGGCAGGTGATATATATCTAGAGTATGAAGTTGAGTTATCCAACCCAGTTGGTACCGGAGCCACATGCATGGGAGTTGCATCGTGTACCGGAAACGCAACCACACCACTCCAGAACTATCAAGCTGCATGCCCCGTGTTTAGTGAAATAAACATTGCCTGTAGTGGCACCGGCACCTAGGCCGGCGGAGCGATTGCCTTTAGGTATGTAGGTGAAGTACTAGTTACGATTACAGCAAAGACGACGGCAGCCACCAGTTTTCCTGCGATAACAGTCGCTGGCGGTGGGTCAGCAGTTTCAACTATTAAGTCAAATTCATCCGGTGGAGGTCCAGCCTTTTGGCAAGCCTCCATCGTATGTAATGGTGTTGTGACTGTTGGACTAGCCGCTTCTGTTGGTTTTGATTCTTCTTACA